ATCTATAGAATTAATTAAACATCTCAAGGAAAAATATCCAGATAAACTTCCAATTAGTAAAGTTTCCTTAGAGGAACTTAGTTATCTGCAAGGCCAGCAGAATATTATACAACAGTTGGAAGTGTTGTACAACCAGAATGAGGATTAACGACAATGTGTATGTCATCACCAAAATCACCCACACCTGTTAAGGTTGCTCAAGCACCGCCAGTAACTGCATCTACACCAGAGTTTGAAACAGAACTAGCTGAAGTAGATACTGCGGCACAGCAAGCAGGAAAGAAAAAGATGGGTAAAGGTAAGCTAAAGGTAGCCCCTAAAGACCCATCACTATCAGTAGGCAGTGGACAGGTTAGTTCAGGCTCTGGTAATGGAGTAAATGTAACCACGTAAGGGGTAACAATATGTTAGAGAATACTGATGGTAATGCGGCAAAGCGTTACTCACAGTGTGAGGTGGGTAGAGATACTTTCCTACACCGTGGGCGTGAGTCGGCAGAGCTAACAATTCCTACACTCTTACCCCCTGATGGACACAGTAGTAGTACTATTTATCAAACACCTTATCAGGGTGTAGGGGCTAGAGGTGTAAACAACCTAGCATCCAAGCTACTACTTGCACTGCTTCCACCCAACAGTCCATTCTTTCGTCTTACTATTGATGACTTTGATGTACAAGAATTGGCAGGGGCTGAAGCTCGTGGTGCAGTAGAGGAAGCTCTATCTCGTATTGAACGAGCCGCTATGCAAGAGGTTGAATCTGAAGCAATGAGAGTACCAGTGTTTGAAGCACTGAAGCAACTGATTGTGACAGGTAACGCATTGCTTTATATGCCAAAAGAAGGCGGCATGAAAGTATTCAAACTTGACAGGTACGTGGTCAAGCGTGACGCTATGGGCAATGTACTTGAAATCATTACTAAAGAAAGTGTTAGCAGTAAGATGCTACCGCTTGATGTACAAGAAATGCTTAATACCACAGACGCAGATGCGTATGGTGCTAAGAGCCTAGATATGTACACACACCTAACTCGCACTGATAAGGGCTGGGAAGTGTATCAAGAAGTCTCTGGCATGGAGATACCTAAGTCTCGTGGTAAGTTTAAGACAGATGAAAGTCCATTTATCCCACTACGCTTTACTCGTGTAGATGGTGAGGACTACGGACGTGGTTATGTAGAAGAATACATTGGTGACCTGAAGAGCCTTGAAGGTTTGACTAAGGCTATCGTTGAAGGGGCGGCGGCTTCTTCTAAAGTATTGTTTATGGTACGTCCCAATGGTACAACAAAAGCAAGAGTACTAGCTGAAAGCCCTAATGGTGCAATCGTTAGTGGTGATGCACAAGATGTGTCTACACTACAGGTACAAAAGTCAGGTGACTTTCGTGTAGCTCTTGATACTGCACGTACTATTAATGACCGCTTGTCCTACTCATTCCTTATGAATAGTAGCGTACAACGTCAGGCTGAACGTGTAACAGCAGAAGAAGTACGTTACATGGCACAGGAACTAGAGTCTGCACTAGGTGGTGTTTACTCTATCTTATCCCAAGAACTTCAGATGCCTCTGGTAAATCGTATCCTAGCATCAATGACACGCTCTGGTAAGATGCCAAAGCTTCCTAAAGATTCTGTCAAACCCACTGTGGTTACAGGTGTTGAGGCACTTGGACGTGGACAGGACTTGAATAAGCTTGCTACTTTCTTACAATACCTACAGCCACTAGGCGCACAGGTTATTGCAAGTGAGATGAACCTAAGTGATTACATTGACCGACTAGGCGCAAGTCTTGGTATTGATACTAATGGTCTTATCAAGTCTCAAGAACAGAAGGCTATGGAAAAACAACAGATGATGGAAGCCCAACAGCAACAAATGCAACAACAAACTATGGCACAGATGGCTGTTCGTGGTACACCTGAAATGATTAAACAAGGTGTTGATATGACACAACAACAACAAGCTCAACAGGGAGAAGAATAATGGCAGTTCCTTTGCTATTAATGGCGGCTAAGATTGTTGGTGGTACTGCCGCACGAGCCGCCTTGAAAAAGGGTGGGCAAGCCGCACTACGTGCTATTGTACGACAAGGAAGTAAAGCTAAGAAACTAGCTAAGAAACCAACATCAGGTCAACAGCAGGTAGAGAAAGCTACTAAAGGTCAACGTGCTTATGCTAAAGGACAGGCAAAAGCGGCAGTTGTTGCAGGTGCGGCAGGTGTAGCAGGTACAAAAGCCGCTACTAAAAAAGAAGAAAAGAAAGCCACGCCTACACCAAAGCCACGCCCAGACCAGCGTACTAACCCTTCCGACTTTCCTACCTATAAGAAAGGTACTAAGTCAGCTAAAGCTTTTCAGCAAGCCTTTGCAAAAGCTAAGAAAGAAGATAAGAAAACTTTTAAGTTTGAAGGACGGACTTATAAAGTAGAGTCAAAAAAATAGAGGATTAAATGACAGACAGATTAAACACACATAATCCAGAAACAGAAGCGGCAGAACCAGCAGAACACACTGCCGCAATGCTAGAGAAAGCAGACCAGATTGAAAAGAACAATCAGTCTGAAGAAAGACCTGAGTGGCTTCCTGAGAAGTTTAACTCAGTAGAAGACATGGCACAAGCCTACAACTCTCTAGAACAAAAACTAAGCTCTAATAATCAAGACGATGACGAGGGTGAGGTTGAAGATGTAGACCCATCAGAGGTAGAAGAAGTACCCTCTAGTGGTGAGGTTGAAGAAGTACTAGACAACGTAGGTCTAGACTTTGATGTGTTCCAACAAGAATACAGTGAGAATGGTGAGCTATCTGCTGATGCTTATGAAGCTTTAGAAGAAGCTGGCTTTCCACGGTCACTGGTAGACAATTACATACAAGGTCAAGAAGCACTGACAGCAGTGAATACTGAGTCAATGTATGACATTGTTGGTGGTGAAAGTAACTATGAACAGATGACAGCTTGGGCAACTGAGAATATGTCTGAAGGTGACATTGATGCTTTCAACACAACTATTGAGACAGGTGATGCAGACCTTATGCGGTTTGCAATCCAAGGGCTAGAGGCAAGGTATCGCTCCGAAGTAGGAAATGAACCACAGCTTATTCAAGGGAATAATGCTCCTGTATCGGGTGGGAAATTTGATAGTGCCGCTGAACTGACTGCGGCTATGCGTGACCCCAGATACGCCAAAGACCCTGCCTACCGAAATACTGTTGCCCAGAAATTGGCACGTAGTTCGGTGTTTTAATCTGTCTCATGGGATTGAGAGGTGTCTCCTTTCCACCTCTCTCTCCTTCTAAATACACGAATACACCCCCGAAGTTACGTCATACGTGCAGAAATTCGCTACCTTAGGACGTTATATACGGTCGCTCTGGGCAGGTGTCAGGTTGGGAAACAGGTAATGCTGTCCCAGCCCTTGTGTATTTAGAAGGGGACATTCCCCTAACACGAAGCAAGAATACAAACTATTACCACTGACCCCTTGCGAGGGACAATCTTTGATAAAGGATGTAATAAATGCAGAGTGTGTTTTACTCAACATTTTTTACTAAGAGGTAATTAATCATGGCAATGCAAGCCGCTTCAAACCCAGCTTATGACGTAAGCTATCAGGGTCAGAATAACAATACAGGTGACGTTCGTAACCTGTTCCTAAAACTATATGCTGGTGAAGTTCTTACAGCTTTTGAAGAAAAGAACATCATGATGCCTTTGGTACGTACTCGTACTATTTCCAAAGGTAAGTCAGCATCGTTTCCAATGACAGGCCGTGCGTCTGCTGAATACCTAACCCCAGGAAATGAGATTACTGGTGGTCAGATTCGTGCAGGTGAGCGTATCGTGTCTATTGATGACCTGTTGATTAGCTCACAGTTCATTGCAAACATTGACGAAGCAATCAACCACTACGATGTACGTTCTATCTACTCTAAAGAAGCAGGTATCGCACTTGCTAAAGAAGCAGATAAGAACATCCTACGTCAAGCACTTAAGGCTTCTCTAGCAACTAACGCTACTCGTGCCGCCGCACTTGTTCAGGATTACTCTTCATTTACTGAAGAAGACTTCACTGACAACGTGACAATCGGTACAGCCTCCGCAGACGCTACAGACCCAGCCAAGCTAGCAAAAGCTATCTTTGATGCTAAGAAAGAAATGGATACAAAGAACGTACCTTCAGATGGTGCTTTCGTTGTACTTCCACCTGCTCAGTACTACGCTCTTATGGACGTGTCTGACGGTTCTAAGTTGACATTCATGAACCGTGATTACGGTGGGAATGGTTCAATCGCATCTGGTACAGTACCAATGATTGCTGGTATGCCTGTGTATATGTCAAACCACCTAGTGGTATCTGACTTGATTGAAACTGCTGGCGCATCTAAGGGTCAGTCAAAGGGTCAACGCCCACTGGCTAATACTGCTGGTTCAGGTCGTACAACATCATACGACATTACTAACGTGACAACAGATAGTGTCAACCTTGTTGATATTGCGGCAAAAGCAAAAGGTCTAGTTATGACCCAAGATGCTGTTGCTACAGTTAAGTTGTTGGACTTGGGCGTAGAGTCTGAGTATCAAATCAACCGTCAGGGTACATTGATGGTAGCTAAGTACGCAATGGGACATAACGTCCTGCGTCCAGCTACATCTATTGCACTTCTGTCTGTGTAATATAGGAGAGGGGGAGTTTCGGCTCTCCCTTTTTTACCATGAACAAAATGAAAATCCCTAAAAAATCTCGTGTAAACGAGGCAGGTAATTATACAAAACCTACAATGCGTAAGCGAATGTTTAACGCTATTAAAGCTGGCACTAAAGGCGGTAATGCTAATCAGTGGTCGGCAAGAAAAGCACAGTTGCTTGCTGTTAGATATAAGAAAGCTGGTGGAGGTTACACTACATGAAGCCACCACAGCAAAGCCTAAAGAAATGGACAAATCAGAAGTGGCGCACCAAGTCTGGTAAGAAGTCTGCCGACACAGGTGAGCGTTATCTCCCTGAAGCGGCAATCAAATCCTTGTCAGCCTCAGAGTATGCCGCCACATCTAAAGCCAAACGTGAAGGTACACGTAAGGGTAAACAGTTTGTTCGTCAACCTCTAAAGATTGCAAAAAAGACTGCAACATATAGGACGTAATCATGCCAAACGTAGGTGCAAAAACATTTAAGTACACTAAAAAAGGTATAGCCCAAGCTAAAGCAGAAGCTAAGAAAACAGGTATGCCTATTAAAAAAAATAAGTATATGAAGAAGGTGTAACATGGCTATTACATATCGTGGGGAAACCTTTGCAGGTTACAACAAACCTAAACGAACTCCAAAACATCCTAAAAAGTCCCACGCTGTGTTAGCTAAAGAAGGTACTACTATCAAACTAATCAGGTTTGGTCAGCAGGGTGTTAAGGGTGCAGGTAAAAATCCTTCATCAAAAAAAGACAAAGCTCGTAAAAAGTCTTACTATGCAAGACACAATGCTCAAGGTAAACCAACTTCTAAACTTAGTGCAAAATATTGGTCACATAAAGTTAAGTGGTAATAGGAGAAAACAATGCCAAGTCCAGCAACAAAGCTTGAAGCTATTAATACTATGCTGTCAGCAATCGGTGAAGCTCCTGTTACTAAACTTAACTCAGGTTTGGTTGAGGCTGATATCGCTGAAACAATCTTAGAATCTGTAAGTCGTGAAGTACAGGGACAGGGGTTTAACTTTAATAGAGAGTTAGATGTAGTATTTAACCCAGACTCAAATAACAATATTTCACTACCTACTAACATACTAAGAGCCGATACTACTAATAAAGCTAATAACAAAGACCTCGTACAACGTGGCAGTAAAATGTACGACAGGAAGAAAAACACCTATACTATTACTGATGCTGTCTATCTAGACACCGTAGTAATGCTAGAGTTTGTAGACCTACCTGAAGTAGCGAAGCGTTACATTACACTTAGGGCATCTCGTATGTTCCTAGACCGTGTTGTTGGTTCTGCCACTCTACATGGTTTCACAGAGTCAGATGAAAATAGAGCGTTGCTAGAGCTACGTGATATGGAAACTGAAGCCCAAGATTTCAACATCTTTAACAACTTTGATACATACAATATTATTGACCGTATCGGAAGCACAAGGACTATAGAATAATGGCACTCGTTAGTACATCCATTCCTAATCTTATTAACGGTGTATCAGAACAACCACCGTCCGTCAGACTACAAACACAGGGTGAAGAACAGCAGAATGGATTGTCTAGCGTAGTAGATGGTTTAATTAAAAGACCACCTACAGAACATAAAGATTTCTTTATTACAGGCTTGTCATCTCAAGAACAGACTGACATGGCTAAAGCTTTTGTACATCCTATTAGAAACTCTGACAACACCCTACACTTTATGGTCATCGAAAAAGATGGCACTATGAATATATGTGATAGTTCTGGTACTTCTCAATCAATAACCAACAATGCAAGTGCTTACTTGTCAGGATTAACTAATCCAGCAGAAGAACTTACTGCTACTACTGTAGCTGATTACACATTCTTGGTAAACAAAACTAAAGTAGTTGCTAAAGATTCTACTAAATCTAATGCACGTAACCCTGAAGCTTTGTACTTTGTAGCTAAATCAGACTACAGTACAACCTATACTGTTAAGATTACTAAGGGTGGTACAACGTATACTCGTGCTATTACTACAATGGCGGCTACACACACTTCTGATGCAGATGTACAGACCGCAGAAAAGTCTATTCAAACAGATAGAATTGCTAGAAACCTAAGGTTTGATACTACAACTGAGACTGCTTACTACGGTTCTACAGCAGGTTCTTCTATTGCAGGTTTGACGTTTACTACTTATGGTAACGTAGTTCATATTCAAGGTAATACATCTAGTGATGATTTTACTATCGAAGTAACAGATAGTAGAGGTGGTGAACAACTAAGAGGTTTTAAGGGTGAAACACCTGACTTTAAAAAGTTACCGTCAGAAGCACCCCTTGACTTTGTTATTGCTGTTTCAGGTGATAACCAAAAAGGTCAAGACGATTACTATGTAAAGTTTACACGTAACGTAGCTAATGGTTTAGGCGTATGGAAAGAGACAGCTAAACCTAATATTGATATTGCTTTAGATGCGTCAACAATGCCTCACACTCTTATTTATGATGGTACTAATTACACCTTTGATGAAGAAACTTACGAAGAACGTAAGGTAGGTGATGACCTAACTAATCCATTCCCATCGTTTTTAGATAACAAGATTAATGATGTGTTCTTTCACAGGAACAGGTTAGGTTTACTAGCTGATGAGAATGTAATCTTTAGTGAAGCTGGAGAATACTTTAACTTCTTTAGTAAAACTGTACTTACTTTAGTTGATAGTGCGCCTATTGATGTGGCGGTTTCTAACAACCAAGTGTCGATTCTAAGACACGCTGTACCGTTTAACGAAAGCTTGTTGCTTTTCTCTGACTACTCACAGTTTAAACTATCAGCTACTCAGATACTATCACCAGAGACTGTATCAATAGACGTTGCTACACGCTTTGAGACAAGCCTTACAGCCAAACCTGTAGGTGCAGGTAAGTATGTGTACTTTGCTACCCCTGCTGGGGCTGGTACAGGCATTAGAGAGTACTACGTTGACGTAGATTCTGAAACTAATGATGCCGCAGAAATATCTGCACACGTACCTACATATCTAAAAGGTAAACCCTTGGCTATCTCAGCCGCCGCTAACGAAGATATGCTTATCCTGCAAACAAATGAAGACCGTTCTACTGTATTCCCTTACCGATACTTTTGGTCAGGTAGAGAGAAGTTGCAGTCATCGTGGTCTAAGTGGACGTTTGGTGGTGATGTACTAGGGATTGAGTTTGACCAGACTGATATTTTCTTTGTAATCCAGTATGGTTCTAAAGTTGCCCTAGAGAGGATGAATTTATCTAATGATGATGCTTTAGAGGATACTACATTTCCTGTGCATCTAGATAGAAGGGTCAAGCTTACAAGCACTGATACTCTTCCCTACACTGCTAGTAATGCGGTATACGTAACAGAAGCAGGAGCTATTGTTACAGCCGCTAATGCACTAACGCATCAATCTGGTGGCGGTACAGTGTATGCAGGAGTACCCTATAATTTCCTATACGAATTTTCAGAACAACTAATGAAGAACAACAAAGCCTCAATTACTAGTGGTAGGTATCAGATTAAAACTATGTCTGTTACTTATGCTGATACTGGCTTCTTTGATGTAAAAGTAGTACCCCATAAGAACCTACCTAGCTCTGGTAGAAACGAATACACTCGTTCCTTTACTGGTAGGGTGATTGGTTCAGGTACTAACGTGCTAGGTACTGTACCTCTTGATACTGGTACATATCGCTTTACTGTGTTAGCTAATGCTAAGAACGCTAAAATTACACTAGAGAGCGATAGTCACTTACCTTGTGCTTTTCAAAGTGCTGAGATTGAATCTGAGTTTGTTCTTAGGTCAAGAAGGATGTAACATGAAAGGATACTATAGACCATTCAAGCACGAAGACATTGAACCTATAGCTTCTCAAATGTGTGAAGCAGATGCAACTGAAGTAATGCTATCAGATGGTCAGACACCACTAGAGGCTCTAACTAAGTCATGTGAGATGTCAGCCGAAGCATTTACTATTGTATCTCCCGAAGGGGAACTTTCGGGTATGTTTGGTCTTAGTTATATAGATGACCACGTAGGTAGTCCTTGGATGTTGACTAATGGTAATCTTTCTAGTTACAGTATTCAGTTCTTACGTGAAAGTCGTAGATGGGTAACTAAAGCTAACAATCAAAGAGACTTACTCCTAAATTACGTACACGTAGAAAACACTAATGCTATTAACTGGTTAAAGTTTTTAGGGTTTAAATTTTTACGTAAGGTAACTTATGGAGTAGGTCAAGCACCCTTTTACGAATTTGTGAGGATAAAATAATGTGTAATCCACAAGCGGCTATGGCAGGAGCTAGTGCTGTTGGTTCTGTTATGGAGCATAACGAAAAAGTATCTGCATATAATGATACAGTTGATGCTAACAACAGAACAAGAACTAGTGCTATCGACTCTAGCCAAT